CTTTTGCAAGTTATTGCGCGACAATCAGATTCCGTTGTATATTGATCATGACCTGTCCAAACACATTGGACACATTGGAACCTGGGAATACAAGCATCAGCACACCTGGGCAATCCGTCCGCAAGAAGACGCGTATCGCGCATCTATCGGTCTGAAGACCGAACTTCGCAAAAAGGACGCTGCCTAGATGGCACTTTCAACGTTTTCACAACTCAAGACGTCTATCGGTGATTGGCTTAACCGATCCGACTTGACGTCTGTTATTCCCGACTTCATTACACTGGCGGAAGCCGAATTCAACAGGACGTTGCGCACGAGGCAAATGATCGTACGCGCTAACGCTGTCATTGATGCCGAGTACACGCAATTGCCGAATGACTTTCTCCAAATGGAGAACATGATCATTCTGACAACGACGCCAACCAAGTTGGAATTCCTCAGCGACGAACAGGCTGATGACATATTTACGCGTTACTTTTCGGCTACAGGGACGCCTCGTTACTACACAATCATTGGCGAAACGTTAAGGTTTGTTCCAACGCCATCAAGCGAATTTACGGTTCAGATGACGTATTACAAGGAAGTGCCTGCGCTATCTGACTCAAACACAACGAATTGGATTCTAGGGAATCATCCTGACCTTTACTTGTACGGCTCATTGTTGCAAGCCGCGCCTTATCTGCAAGATGATGCGCGAATTGCCACATGGGCTGGCCTTTACGCCAAAGGCATGGAACAGTTGGCGGCATCAGAAGCCCGGTCCAATTATTCAGGAACCACGCCACGCGTCCGGGCGAAACCTTTGGGGTAATGTATGGCTAATTCATTCAGTGACTATCTTGAAAATAAAGTGTTGGCTCATGTGTTTGGCGGATCAGCCTACACGGCGCCAACAACAATTTACGTCGGTCTTTTTACTGCCGACCCTGGCGAGTCAGGTTCAAGCAACGAAGTATCGGGTAACGGTTATCTGCGCCAATCTATGGCGTTTACTGTTTCCACCAATACGGCAACCAATACGGCAAACGTTGAGTTCCCTACGGCCACAGGGTCATGGGGAACAATAACGCATACAGCTTTGTATGACGCATCAACGTCAGGCAACATGCTTGCCGTTGGTCAGCTTACTGCGTCAAAGGCTATTGGCACGAACGACGTGTTTCGATTCAATGCTGGCGACTTTGACTTGTCGCTTGACTAATGATCGGTTATGGGTCAGGTAATTATGGCAAAAACGCTTATGGCGTACCAGGCTATATTACCGGCGCAGTTAGCATCACCGCAGCCAGCAGTGTTGTCGCTGTTGGCTACGCCAGGCGCGGCGGTCAAGTTTCGATTGCGGCAAGCGCAAACGTTAGCCCGACTGCTTACGTTACGCGTGGCGGGCAAGTTTCCGTTACGGCACAGTCTAGTGTTGTTGCCAGGGGCATTGTCCCGAACAGAATTAAGAGTTACGGCACTGGCGACTATGGCATCACTACTTATGGCCGTGACGTCGATTATGTTGATGGTTCTGTCAGCATTCCGGCAAGTTCGTCCGTTTCGGCGTCCGGCACATTCGTTCAGCTTGCTGCAACGTCTATTGCAGCGCTTTCAAGCGTTTCGCCATCAGGTAGGCTTGTCAGGACAGCCAACGTTTCAATCGCATCATCAGCAAGTGTTACGCCAGTTGGATACGCAACGCGTGGCGGTCAAGCATCAATTACTGGCGACTCAGACGTTACGCCATCAGCCCATATTACAGCGTCAGGTGCAACGAGCCTTACTGCGCAATCGCTTGCATCGCCATCAGCAAACATTACAGCGTCAGGTGCAACAAGTGTTGCTGCGCAGTCAACTGTTAGTGCTTCAGGGTCGGAAGTATCTGAGGGCATTGTCAATGTTGATGGGCAATCCGTTGTCAGTACAACGGGCACCAAGATACGTCTTGCAGCAGTCTCTATTAGTGCAGCGTCAACGGTTACCACAGTTGGCAATCGTATTGGCCTTGGCCTTGTTAGCGTCGCGGCTACGTCAACGGTTAGCGTCTTGGGGCGTGCTTATCGTGGCGGGATTACGCTTATTGCTGCCGCGTCAAATGTTGAGCCGTTTGGGTGCTACACAGCATCAGGCGCCACTGACATTGAAGCGCAATCTACTTGCTCGCCTTATGTTCCGTGGATTCCGGTGCCTGTTAACCCTGAAACATGGGATGAGCAAACTGTTGGCGCTGAGTCCTGGAGCAATCAAACCGCAAGCAGCGCAACATGGACGCCGCAAGTGGTTGGCGATGAATCTTGGGGCGCACAGTCTCCATCAAGTGAAACTTGGACACCTGTAAGTCCATTCTATAAAGAGGCAGCATAATGGCTGATACCACGACCACAAATCTAGGATTGACCAAACCCGAAGTTGGCGCAAGCACTGACACTTGGGGTAACAAACTCAACACGGACCTTGACACGATTGATGCAATCTTTGCATCGAACGGCACAAGCGTTTCCATGAACGTGGGCAGCGGCAAGACGCTTACGCTTGGCGGAAACCTAACGGGATCGGGAACGATCAATAGCGTCACCATTGGTCAGTCATTGGCGGCTGCGGGTTCGTTTACAACCTTAAGCGCATCCAGCAACGTTACGTTTAGCGGTGCTGTTGTCTTGTCATCCACGCTAACGGCTAATGGCAACACAACCCTTGGTGACGCAACAACCGATACAATTACCTTAACGGCAAACCCCACACTTTCAGCGGGTACTGCCAACGGAGTCCTGTACCTGAACGGCTCCAGGGTGGCGACAAGCGGTAGTGCGCTGACGTTTGATGGGACTACATTTGCTGTCAACTCCGCAGCCAGTATTGGATCAAGTACTGCCAAAACCAAGTTCTATTCTGATAGCACATACAACGGCATCTTCAACGGCGCGTCACTAGGATCAAATGAATCCATCTATATGGGTGCAGGGATACAGTTTTTCTATGCATCCGGCTCCGAACAAATGCGCCTCACCAGCACAGGGCTGGGGATTGGAGGTGGAGGTGCCCCCGCAACGGGATGCACATTAGATGTACAAGGCACAAGCGCACTCAAAATGCCCGTAGGTACAACCGCGCAACGTCCAACGGGCGTAACGGGTATGCAACGCTTTAACACGACCACAGGGTTTGTGGAGTATTACAACGGTGGTTCATGGGTGTCGCCTGCTTATAACGGAACGACTAAGGCTATTTTTGGTTATGGGTATACAGCAGTTAACGTCTCCATGACAAACCTAGTCTCTAATGTTGGTGTTGTGGCAAGCGATGTTACAGGCGTGGGAACGGCAAGAAGCGGTTTAGGTGCCGCTAGCTATGGTGGTGATAAGGCCATTTTTGGTTATGGGGTTTCGGGTGCTAATACCGCTGTGACTAATCTTGTATCTAACGCTGGAGTTGTAGCCACAGATACTACGGGTGTAGGAACAGCAAGAGAAAGTCTAGCCGCTGCTGGTTATGGCGGTGATAAGGCTATTTTTGGGTATGGGTATACAACAGGCGCTGTTTCCATGACTAACTTAGTCTCTAACACTGGCGTTGTATCAACGGATACAACAGGTGTTGGAACGGCAAGATATGGTATAGCTGCCGTCGGTTATGGAACTGATAAAGCTATTTTTGGGTATGGGTATTCAACAAATTATTCCTCCATAACCAATCTTGTATCTAACACTGGTGTTGTAGCCACGGATACAACAGGTGTTGGAACGGCTAGGCTGTATCTCGCTGCCGCTAGCTATGGAGGTGACAAAGCTATTTTTGGTTATGGGGATACGGGTTCTGTTACCGCTGTAACTAATCTAGTTTCAAATACTGGGGTTGTAGCAACAAATACTACGGGGGTTGGAACAACAAGATATGGTTTAGCTGCTGCTGGTTATGGAACTGACAAAGCTATTTTTGGTTATGGGTATTCAACAAATTATTCCTCCATAACCAATCTTGTATCTAATACTGGGGTTGTTTCCTCTGACGTTACTGGCGTTGGAACGGCAAGAAGGTATCTCGCCGCAGCGGGGTATGCAAACTAATGGCCTCTCCACTTAATACTGAATTCAACTACCGATACCAAGTTATCGGTAACACGCCTTGGGAAAAGCTCAAGACGCTGAAAGGCTTTCTTGAGGGGCGTAAACGTGCGGCTGCGCTTGAGCGTGTGGCGGCTTTGAAATATCAGGCCAAGTTAGCTGAACTTAATCACTTAAAAGAAATCAACGCACTTCAGCATTTAATCCTGAACCTTGAAGCAGAGATCGTTGAGCTTGAGTCGGTGCAGGAAGATCAGGCTCATGCGTTTGAGTTGAATCGCCAAGAGATTAAGATTCTTGAAAAACTGATTGCCGAGTTGTATGTGGAGTGTGAACAGACCCGCATTCCTGGTTACACAGACGATCAGATGTTTGAAGCGAACGCTGCCAACGAATTCACGGTCATGATTGCAAGGGAGATTCAATCAGAGATCATAGCTAACGGCAGACCATCCCCCGCTAAATTGCTGAACGCCATGAGCAACCCGCACACGCTAGAGGCACT